GGCCATTTCTGGTTTGCGCGAGCGTTTGGAGAGTGATCCCACGCTCCACGGTGCCGGTCTGCACGCGCATCCCCGGTACGGCCGATTGAATGTGCATTTGGATTACGAGCGCCATCCGATCCTGGAGGACAAGGAGCGTCGTTTGAACCTCATTCTCTTTGTCAACCAGGAGTGGGACGCGTCCTGGGGCGGCGCCAACGAGTTGTGGAGCGACCCCGAAGGCGTCTTGCGCAAGAAAACGGATGTGCGCTTCAACCGCGCCATTCTCTTTCGCACGGACAACACCTCCTGGCACGGCGTTCCGGACATTATCCGCTGCCCGCCCGGATACTACCGTCACTCCATCGCCTTTTACTACATCTCCGACCTCAGCACGCGCCCCCACTTTGACCACCTCGGCGACGACGGAACCGGCTACCGCCGCAAGGCCATGTTCGTGCGCCACCCTTACCAAACCCCCAGTGACGCGCTCGACACACTGCTCAGCATTCGCCCGCTGCGGCGCATCACGGACAGGGACATGGGCGTGCTCTTTCCGCAATGGTCGCCGGTGCTTTCCCCCGACCGCAGCGACGCACCTAAGCAGTCAGCGGAGGAGGAGCAAAACGCAGACACGACGCATCATGGGCGATCTGCTGACAGCGCTTCCCACGGACAAGGTCGAGCCGTCTGAAACGGAAAAGCAAGCCGTGCAGTTGCTGTTCCCCCCACGCACCGTTGCGCCGAAAGCGTCCATGACGTCGGCCATCACGTCGTCCATGACATCGTCGATGACGCCGCGGTCGTTGCTGTCCTCATCGCCGGCATCTATCAAGACGCGGTGGTCGTGGTGCACGGACCGCGCGCACTTGCGGCGCTGCCTCATTGCGGGCATTCTCTTTTGCGCCCTGACAGCGGCCATGACGCAGCCACTGCTGGAGCGGCTCTTGCAGCTCAGTCGCCTCTCGACGGTCACGACGGTGGCGGTGCTGCGCGTCCTCCTCTTCTTGGCGCTCGTTTGGCTGTTGGCGTGGTGACGACGATGGCGTGGTGACGACGATGGCGTGGTGACGACGATGGCGTGGTGATTCTACCGAATACATTAGGGCGCGTCGCACTTGCGAAAGACGGGAACGCTGCAGCGCGTCGGGTAGGCGGCCGTGATGCCAAAGTAGCCGGAGAGGTTTTCGCCCGACGCCGGCGCCGAGGGCGAGCGGTGCGACAGCGAGTAGTAGCGCTCCTGCGAAAAGGCGTCGTTCGTCTGAACGATCTGCACCGTCTGGTTGGGAATGGTAAAGTTGTTGTCGGGCATGTTGTAAATGCTCGTCTTGGGCACGTGCACGGAAAAGTCGCGGGACATGTTTCCGTAGGTCGCCGACACGGGAGGATAAACACCGCCGGAAGGAAGAGATCGCGTGCTGTCCGTCATGCTTCGTCTTTTCTTTTCAAGGACTGTGCAAACTTTTTTTTTTCTCCAAAGTGGGTTTAAAGACGACGAAAAACAACATGACCACAACGGTGACGCGCACGTTTGGCATCGTGGACGCCTTTACCGGCTCGGGGCATGTCAAGAGTGACCTGCACAACTTTCGCGGCACGTACACGGGCGAGCCCCTTGCCGCCGCCAAGAAGGCCGCTGCCTTTCTGTGCCGCCACTCGGCGATCCACGGACAGTGCACCGTCTACGTCACCATCCGCGAAAAGACGCGTGGCTCGGCGCACAAGCACTTTTGCTACAAGGTCAAGCGCGTCAAGCTGCCCAAGCCCACCGTGACCGTGCACAACGGTGTGGAGGTGCACCACCACTACAAGACCGTCATCAAGTCGGTCGGTGATGCCGACAAGAACGCGCGCACGTGGCCGGACCCCCGCAAAACGATCGCTACGGTGCCCAAAAAGGCCGCCACCGGTGGCAAGAAGAAGAAATAAATCATGCCTGATGGAAACATATCGTCATACCATACTATGCCTCATCATGTCGTTCCGCACTTCTCGGACATGCAATCGATGATAAAGGAGTATATCATCGATTGCGACGAATGTTCCTCTTTCGCATTCTCACGCGTTCCGTTCTTTTCATCACCAGCATAATGGCCTGCGACGCCATTCGCGCCAACACAAGCCTCCTTTTACGCATGCACATGTTGGTCGAACCGTCACGACCGCATCTTCTCGACGATGACGATGTAGGGAACGCGTCCACGTCCACCTGGCTCGTGACGAACGGCGACATTTACCGCGACGACACGCGCTTCCACGTCAAGGGCATGAACTGGTATGGCATGGAAACGGAAACCACGATTCTCGAGGGACTCGACGAGCGCACACTCGAGGATCATATCCGTCAGATGCGCGACTTGGGCGTCAACGTCTTGCGCATGCCCTGGGCGTTGGAAGGCTTGATGACGCGTGCACGTCACCCCGGCGTCTACTTTTACCCCAATCTCACCAGCCAACAGTGTCTCGACTGCACACCCACGCCGCTGTCGCCCCTCCAAGTGCTGGACAATTTGATGGACACGTGTGCTCGTCACGACATCATGGTCTTGCTCGATCTGCACCGTCTGCGCTTCCACGCGACAAGTGCGCTGTGGCACGACAGCGTTTACACCGACGTCGACACGGTGACGGGCTGGACTTTTATGTTGCAACGCTACCAGGCTCATCCCGCACTTCTGGGCATGGACTTGTACAACGAACCGCACGGATCCGCCACCTTTGGCACAGGTGATGGTGATGCTGACGTGGACTTTCTCGCCTTTGTCAGGACAGCCGTCGAGACGCTGCACAACCCCTACATTGCCGACCGTCTGCTCTTTGTGACGGGCATCCGGTGGGGGGAAGACATGCGCGACTACGGCGCCCTTCCACTGCGCTTTCAACCCTTTCTCGTGCTCTCGCCACACAGTTACGGACCCACGCTCACGAGGCCCGTCGAAGGGTGGCAGAACGACACCACGCGCCTACGCGACCGATGGATGACCTTTTTCCTCACGCTCCACACCGTGCAAAAATGGGCCATGGTCGTCGGCGAGTGGGGCGGCGACCAAACGTCCGCCGCGGACCGACTGTGGATGGAAGCTTACGTCACCTTTCTGGTGGAAAACGGACTGGGTCAGTGCTTCTGGGCTTGGAACCCCAACTCCAAGGACGTGCGCGGCTTTCTCGAGCCGGACTGGCGCACGCCCGTGCCCTTCAAACTGGCGCTGTGGCAGCGATTGGCGTAACGAAACGAGAAGAAAACGAAAAACACATATTGACAGACATTGTTGACATTGTTGACATATATGCTCCAATCATTCTTTCTGGCTTTTCCGACTCGTTTGCTGCGCCGCGAGTTGGTCCACGAGCGCCCGCAGCTGGTCGCGCACGTAGGAAAACGTCCGGAACGTTTGGCCGCGCCAGAGCGGCGACCCCGGATCCACGTGCTCCGCCGAGAGCGGGTCGAGCGCAAAGTCGCCTCGGTGCGCGCAGTGAAAGCCGATGCGCGTCAACGCACGTTTGCTGTTCTCCTCCTCCTTGACTCTTTCGAAAGATGTGACGCCTCCGTGAACCGTGAGCGCGTCCAGTGCGGCAATGTCCATCTCCACCACATCTCCATGAAGGACGACAAAGCCTTCCCAATGCCCGCAGCGCCGCTCAATGCTGCACGCATAGTCGCGGTAGCGGAACCGACAGCCGTCTCGCAGCGTCGCAAAGTCCAGACGCTGCACGATGCACTGCTCCCAAAACCACTCCATCGATTCCATCCTGTGTTATCACATACACACCATACACACCGATATTTCCGTTAAGAACATGGTCATCATCACTTCTTAACATGCTTCGTGGGGTGCGGGAGGTGCAGCAGAGGCTTCGGACGAGCGAAGCAAATGGGCGCCAAAGGCGCTGCAGGCAATCGTGGTCGCGAGTAGCAAAAAGATGACTGCGGTCAAAGCGGGCATGTGCTTTCCGGTGACCGCCATCCAGATAACGAGGCCAAGGTTGACGAACAACGCCGTCCAGGTGATCATGACGGCGAGCAAGCCGAGGCAGGCGCGCGCAAACATAACTTCGGATGACTCCGATGGCGCATACGCGTGGCGAACGGGCAGGTATGTTGAGGACATCTAATGCATCATCGATGATGCGCATGGCTCTTCACTTTTGCACGACAATGTCTACACGATGACGCTTTGAACCGGCGGTCGGTTCAGCGGGCGCTGCTCCTCCGTCGTCGCCGGTTGGAAGAGGTGCGGAACGACATGGTTGCAGAAAAAGCTAATCGCCGTGAACGTCAGACTAATGAAGAAGAACGTTTGTAGTGATTTCCACGAGTCCGTGGCGGCGATCGAGGCGGTGAGCGCAAGGTTGCCAACGAACGCCGTCCAACTCAGAACGAGCGCCATCAGGCCAAAGCATCGGCGCATCTCCGACGAATTCGTGGATCTCGTTTCGTGGTGAAATGAACGAATGACGCGCATTCACCGCAACTCAGTTTTGCAAACGAACGTCTACACGACGACGCGCTGCGTCGTCTGCTGCGGTCGGTTGAGCGGGCGCTGCTCGCCCGTCGCTTCAAGCAAGTAGGCGCCCACGTGATGGCCGACAAAGGTGACGATCGTAAACGCCAGGCTGATGAAGAAGAACATTTGCACCTTCCAGGAATCCGTGGCGGCGATCCAGACAAGGAGTGCAAAGTTGGCCAGTAACGCCGTCCAGCTGAGAAGCAGGGCCAGCACACCGCAGCACTCGCGGAAGGATATCGGCGCGTCCAGAGAAGCGGAGGAGAACATTTGGACGGAAACGTGTCATGAATGATGCACGCAACGCGCATTTGCGCAATTCACTTTTTCAAACCCATGAGAAACGCCCCTGTTCTCCAACACACATTTCGGATATCGATCGTTGATATCTCGACCATGCGTCTCTGCCTCCGACACGTCCTTCTCGCGCTGCTGCTTCCCATCGCCACGTCCGCGAGACACTTGCGAAGCGCCGCGCAAGAACAACAGCCCCCACAAGAAGTCGTCCTCCTGGCGGGCTTGCGGGAAACAAACTGTCCGACAAGCGCGCCGTGGTGCGACTACGGCTGTCGGTGTCAGACGGTGCAAATGGTCGCGGTCGCCGGCGGCAATCACTCGCGCATCGAATGGCGCACCGCGTGCGCGTCGAGCGCGGAGCAGCGTCGCGAAGTGGTCGTCGACCTCCAGAAAGAGGCGAATGACCGGTGGCGCTGTCACTCCCTCGCCAACGCCTCCTCGTGCGGCGTTTACAACGCCACCTTTCCGGACCTGTGCACGCATGTGTTGGGACGCGAAAACGCCACGACGATGCAACAAAACGGTTTACGCACGTTTGTGCGCATTCGACGCGAGAACGACAGTGCCTCCGACGACGAACAAAATCACGATCTCCCCGAAGTGTGGGCCACGAGCAACGACCGACAAGGCATGATTGCGTTCCAGGATCTTCTCTTGTTTTGTCTCCACCGTTCGGTGCCCAACGTTCGTCTCTTTACCCTCTTTGACATCAACCGGTGCGGACTGTCCTAATGATCATATGTGTGCATCTATGCATGCATCTATATGCAATGCATCATGTGCGCACCGGGCACGGCACTTCGTGAATCAACTTTTTCCCCTTGTTTCGGTCGGCCTTTTCGAAAATGCGGTGGTAGTGCCCGTACCGCACCTCGTGGATCAGTTGCTTCTGTCCGCGCCGCTCAAACAGCACCCATTCGTTCGACGGCCCCTGCGCCGGACGGGCGCCAAAGTATTGCACGCCGCGCCAAATATACCCCTTGTTGTTGGGCATGTTGGTCAAGTTCTCCCGAATATACGGCGGCAACGACTCTTCCACCCGCTGCAAGTACTGCCAATCCCGCACCATCTGGTGCTTCTGCCAACGCACGGCGCGGTTCTCCTTGCTCTGGGCCGCGTAGTAGGCCGTCAGTTGCGCCTTCTTCTGCTGGTCCTCCAGCGAAGCCTCCTCCTTCTTCTGCTTCTTCATGTCCGTCGCGTGCTGCGCCATCGTTCGCTGCTCCTCGTAGTAGGCCAGAAAGGCCGGTGTGTCCACCGTCAGGCTCTGCAGCGCCGCGGTTAGCTTCTCAATCTTTTCGTCGTAGGAGGACGTGCGCCACATTTCCGCGCCCGCAGCCGTGGTCGTCATGGCCACGCGTCGCGCCGCCTGCTCGCGCCACCGCTCTTGCGACCGGCGCTCGTCCGATAGCTTCTTGCGGTACTGCGCCAGGTAAAACTCCTTTTGCTTGGCATCGCTCTTGGCGTTGTCGACCGTCGCACTCATTGTCGCAATCGTCGTAAAAATGTTGTGATAATGGATCTCTGCAAGACAAGCAAGACGCGATGGATGCAAGAATCGTCACGAATGGATGGATGTTTATGATGTTTATGCCGTCATGCCATATCTTCATGGTATGCATCGACAATTCGTCACTTTTTCACGCGAGGGGGAAGCACCGTCTGCAGCGCGCGCAGATCCGCCCGCCACATGTCCTTGGCCGTCGTCGCGCGCAACGCCTTGAGTGCCGTCTGCTGCGTCGTTTGCTCCGCATGCCACTGCGCCAATCGCTGCGCATTCATCTGCCGCACCGGAATGTCCAGAAGCGGCTCTGGGTGCGCGCGACCCGTCGCACTCACGCCCGCCGTGTGCAAGAGGCGATCCAGATCCGTGGACAGCGTCGCGGCGTGGTAACGCGCCAGGTTACGCGGCCGCAGCAACCACTCCACCCACGCAATCTTGTCGGCGGCGCGCTCCGCCGCGTGGGCGTGTTTCTTCAGCAGCACCTCTTTTCGCCGTTCGTAGGCGGCCAAACGGTGCGTCACGAACGTCGATAGCACCTCGTCCAAGGACGCAAACTGTCGCAAACGACCCTGCGCGTCGTGCAAGATCGTGTGCACATGGATCGTTTCCGTCAGTTTCATCGTCTCGAGTGTCGGTGTAAACGGCGGCACGGCGGCGAAGCGGAAGTGTGCCTGTCGCGTGTCGGAAAAGTTGGCCACGTCGCGGATGCGTTTCTGCAGCTGCAAGTCGTCCAAGAACTCCTTGTATTTCTGAATCGACGTGCTCACGGGAATTTCCGTCACGTGAAACGTCTGCGAAGCTTCGTCGAAGCGCAGAACGCCTTCGCAACGCAAACGCGTGGGCGTCAGCGCTCGAATGGTGCCGCCAAAGCCGCGGTAGGTCGGCAGCGGCAGGACGCACGGCGCGCCCGTCGCCAAATGCGCGTCAATGGTCTCCAACAAGTCGTGCGGATCAAACGGCGGAATGGAGCACGACCACCCGGTGCCGATGCCCGTACGACACCCGTTGACGAGCACCAGGGGCAGCACGGGGAGGTAGTGCATGTACTCGACCTCGACGCCGTCCTCGACGCATGCGGTCATGCAGGCGCGGTCGTCGGGCGAAAAGAGGTGCTCGAGGTAGGACTCGCCCTTGACAAAGATGTAGCGCGCACTCGCGGCGTCTTTGCCCAGGTAGAGACGGCTGCCAAATTGTCCCTCTGGCACGAGCAGGGGTAGATTCGCAAAGTTTGCGCCGACAAAGCGTTGGGCCATTTTGCAAATCGTGTCGTGCAGACACTGCTCGCCGTGGTGGTAGTGCGTCAGTTCCGCCACGTAGCCCGCCAACTGCGCCACCTTGACCGGCGCGTGCCGAAAGAGCAGCGGTTTCGTCAGCACCGCGTGCAGGATCTTGCGTTGCGACGTCTTGAGGCCGTCCATGACGTGCGGGATGCTGCGACCGCAATCGTCCAGCGAGAAGCGCACCCACTCTTGTCGCAAAAACACCGAAATGGGATACGGCGCCGACGACGCACCTGACGCCAAGGCCGGCAGCGCACTTTCCGGCGACACGTCCCGCATCCGCGCGCGCCGCTGCTCCACGGCGGCCGCGGAGAAGCACTCCTGCATGGCCTTGGGCGTCTCGTCGTCCATCTCCATGCGCAAGACAAACTCGCCAAAGGCGCGATCAATGTCCTCGTCCGTGCACGTGCCCAGCCCCTTGAAGAAGCGCGCCCCCTTGGCCGTCGGGTGTTGCGTCATCCAATGACGATAGGCCGTTTCCGTGTAAAAGGTTTCGTTCCCCACCCGCGCAACGGGGGCGCGCATCCAAAACAGGACGTCTCCGCGCGCGACGAGGGAGGGCGCCACGACGCAGAAAAAGTTCATCATCAAACTCGCAATGTGCACGCCGTCCGTGTCTGCGTCCGTCAGCAAGACGACCTTGCCATAGCGCAGACGCCGAAAGATGGACGTGTCTCGGTAGTCCACTTTGCTCTCGAGGTGGAGAATGGCCATCAGGTCCGACCACTCCCGGTTCGCGCAAATGGTCTTGGCCGAGGCGTTGTACACGTTCAAACACTTGCCGCGAAAGGGATAGATGCCAAACTGGTCACGGCCCCGGTGCCCGCCCCAACCCTTCTTGATGCCTTGCACCGCAAAGGTTTTGGCGGACAAACCCTCGCACAGCAAGAGCACGCACTGGTGCGCCCGCCGCGTGCCGGCCCAATTGGCCGCGTCGTAGCCCTCGGCCTGGGGTATCGTTTGTTTCTTGGCGGTCGTCTTGGGAAAGACGTCGTCGACGCGTCGAAGGTCGGCCAAGAAGCGTTTGCGAAAGGCCTGCACGCTCGGCCACTGCGCCACCGTGCTGCCCAATCGCTGCACGACGGCGCGCCACGTCACGGCGTGATCGGTTTCGTCGACCACGTCTCTGCGGTCGAGGAGGGGCGCGACGCAGCGCGCCTTGCACTGCGAGGCAAAGACGGGATTCGGCACGCGTGCGACCAGGAGGACAGCGACAAGCGGACGAATGTCGGCGAGGCGCAGTGCGCTGGCCAACTTGGCGTCTTGCGCGTGCAAGGCCTTGAGGACCGTGCGCAAGAGGTCTTCGATGAGCGGTTTGGCAAATTCCGCTTCCGTTTCCATGCCGTTGACGTAGGCCAAGGACAATGCACGCGTGTGGTCGCTCGGAGAGGGCGCGAGGAGCAGTTCGAGAGAAAAGGAGGCCGTTTGTGCATGGCGGAGTCGGCAAGACGTCATGTGTTTGCTGCTCGAGGAAAGGATGCGCGTGGCAAAGCCGGTGAGGCCGTGTCGGCCGTGCACGACGACGCGCCGTTTGATGTCCTGGTGGCGTATCACCAGAACAATGTCCAACAAGAGGAGCATCGCCACCTCGTGAAGTTTGCGCACAAAGAGGCGGAAAAAGGTGCTGGAAGGCGTCATCATCTCCTCGGCCGAGGTTTGGAAACGCGCCCAGTCGGGTGTAAAGGCAATCTTGACGACGGGTCGCTTCGTCTTGACGCGCTTGCGCTGCGGACCGTCCGTCTCGCGCATGTTGTTGCGCCACGTCTGGCGCGTCGAGATGCCTTGGAGGGCGTCGTGCAACTCGGCCTGGAAAAAGGTGGAAAAGACGTTGGTCAACTTGACGCCCATGCCGTTTCGGCCAGACGTGCCGCGCGCTTCGCCATCGTCAAAGTTGGACGATGTCCGCAACTGCCCGAAGATGCGCTCGGGCGGCGTCGATCCGATGGACGCGCCGTCGTTCTCCATGGTGCAGGTGCCATTGTCGTCGCGGTCGACGAGAATGTGGATCGTGGAGAGGGGCGTGTCGGTGCTGGCCGATCGCCACGCGTGATCGATCATGTTGGAGAGCGGTTCCTGGAAGATGCGCCAGAGACCGTCCGAAAAGACGGCGTCGGTGACACGGTGCGCAGTTCCGTCGACGTCCATGACGACGCATTCTCCGGGATGCGTCGACGGTGTCGTGCTGCCGACGTACATGTCGGGACGGTGCAGGATGTGCGTGATGGGATCCATCTGCGCAATGTGCGGTGTTGATGAGGTATTCGTCGTCATGATGGTGATGCAATAATCGGAGAGAGTAGTTTTGTTAGGGAAAGCGACAAAGGTAGAACAGTCACGACCGTTCTTCTTTACCAATTGTTTGTCGATGGCAGTGACGGAATGATTTAGGGAACGGAAGACGCTTTCCATTGGTTCTTGCTGGGCGTCTCGGTCAAAATGCCGTTCGACCACACGCCGAAGCGCTGGTCGTCGTCTCCGTCGTTTTCAAGGACCAAATGGTAGCACGTAAAGGCGTCGTGGCTCTCGATCTTGGCAAAGTCTTGCGATACCGCAGCGAGGAGCAGATACTTGTCGTCGATCATGGGTAGCGAACCGAAGATGCGTTCGTTGGCATCTCTCGCGTCACCAAGATCGTCCACGAGGATGGAGTGGCCTCCGGTGACGATCAAGTCTTCGGACAATTCATTCGCCTCTGTTTTGCGCATGCGATACATGCACGTATTGAAACGGTCGGGGTTGTTCAGGATGACACTCTCCACAATGTGCGCAATCTTGCGATCGCCGTGCTTGTAGGTTCTGACGACGTCTCCGCGGTTCAGGTCCTCAATCGGAGTCCACGTTTGTCGACCGTTTTCAAGCACGCACAGAATCTTGGTGCCCTTGTTGAAGCACAGCGGGGACAACAGGTAGAACAGGCCGGCCTCAGGAGAACTTGTAGCAGAAGCAGCAATCGCAGTATCCGGAGCGGTAATCGCCACAGAACCGAAAGAAACAGTGCCCAAGGGGGTGGAACCGGTAAGGCTGCTTTGTGTCCATGTATGCCCTGTATCGTCCGTGTAGTAAACTCCTCTGGTTGTGGACCCTGCGAGGCCGTATACATCGCTCAACGCAATCGCATTGAACGTGCCAGTCTTCACGTTGCTTTGTGTCCATGTGTGTCCTCCGTCCGTCGTATAGTAGAGTCCTTGGTTCAGGCCTGAACCAGCGACTCCGTCTGTTCCGTTCAGATAAAGACTGTTGAAAGAGCCTGATGTAACATTAGTGCTTTGTTTCCACGTCGCTCCTCCGTCGGTTGTGTAGTACAAACCCCCGTTGGTCGCGCTCGTGGTGCTCATGATACCGTTTGCGCCCGACAGAGCGATACTACGGTAGAAACCAGTCAAATATGCACCGGTCTGATCTTTACTTTGCGACCAATTCACACCTCCATCGGTAGTGTAATAGGCACCGGAAAAAGAACCTGTATTGCACGCAGCCGTTCCATACAGCCCGGATACGGCCACTCGAAACGTGGTAGCACTTGTAGAAATACCCCACCGTCGCCATGTCGACCCCGCATCGTTCGTTTGCCATACCCCCACAGTTGAATTCGACGTGGAGGATGCAAGTCCATACGAACCCGACAGGGCGACGGCGTTGAAAGTCGTTGGTAAACCGGACGGGCTATAACTCGTGTTCCACGTTTCCCCCGTGTTCGTCGTGTAGACCATCGTCGAACCACTTTTCGTCGCGATGCCGTTCGTTCCATCCAAGGCCAGTGCGGTGAGACCGGTCACTGCACCCGAACTAGCAGTCCAAGTCTGTCCGCCGTCCCTGGTGTAGATGGGCTCTAATGCGGTCGGTAACGCGATTCCATTTGACCCGGACAGCGCCACGGCTGTGACGGAATTCGTATCGCCTTTAGAGAAAGACATGACAAACAGAGCGGATAGCAACAGTTCCGTCAATTGCCCATCTATTCCTGAACCAGATTTTTTTTTCATCGATACGCGCTGTATCATCGTCTGGTGATTTTTTCCGGTGGAGAAACGTTCATGACGGACATGACAAAGAGCGTCAACAATGTGCTCACAAAGCCAATGACGAGTGGGCACGACACGTAGGCGCGGACGGTCGTGAAGTGGCCTCGAAAGCGATGCAGTTGCCGAACGGAAAGCGTAGTCAGGACGCCTTGGAACAGGAGCAGAACGACCCACCGCTGCCAAGAAATGGCTTTGCCTCGCACGGTGTCAAAGGATGCTACGAACCAGATGCAGACCGAAACGACTGTGGCCAGGACCGACACGGTCCACTGACCTTTGGTGCGACGGGCTTTGCGCGAGGATGACCAAAAGAGCGTGGACAGCAGAACGATGATGACGGTGAGCCATGTGGCGACAAAGGTAAAGCCGACGTGGAATGCGAGCGCACGACATGGACGATCTCGGACTAATTCGAGTCTACACTCAATCCCCCTTTCTGATATCGTCGTTACGAAGTTGCCCCTGTTGAATTGATCTAGTATGTATGTCGCTGAACTTAAAGGTAAAGTTAAACGGTGTGTCTAACCTTGAATCTGTGTCTAACCCTGTCCTTCAAGACTAAGCTGAACGTAGGAGGTGTGATGGCCATGGTGAAGGGTGGGATGAAACAGAAAAGTGGTCTGTCGACGGATTTCCATTCGGTGCACCGCTTGGAAAAGAAAATCCATGAGGATGTAAACAGCGGAACTTGTTTAGGATGTTGGCCCGCGTCAGTGAACTGGAAACGAACGTCCATGGAACGAGGAACGGATGTGGACGCATTCGTGCGCTTGAGAGTCACGGTGCCTGACCATGACGCCATGATGTATTTTGCTCTTCTTTATCACCAAACGCGACATTTTTGAACGTGTCCTCGCCACTGGCGCGTGTCAAGACTGATCGTCACCGGCGGCCACTCTATCCTCGTGGACGACCTCGGCGGGGCGAAAGAGGCCAACGAACGCATCTTCGGTTCGCTACCCATGATCGACGACAAGTGTCTGCTCCTCGCTGCGGTGTGCAAGGACTTTGCCCAGATCAAGGATCGCGAGGTTTACACATGCTACCATTTCATTCTGGAAAACGACGGAGACGACGATCAACGCTTTGGCGTGTGGGCCAATGGCATTCTGACCGAGACGCCCAGCAAGAACCAGTGGAAAGCGTAGTCGTGGTGGTAAGTCATGTGAAGAAGAAGCGGCATGAAGCCTATTCAATAAATAATTATCCAGAAAAACCCACAGTGAATGAATAGAATATACCATCATCGACAATCATCGAATGTTTCATTCTATTCTTTCTTGCTCTCGTGATTTTTTAGTGAACGAACAGCGCCAACACCGTCAGAACCTGCCACAGGCCGTAAATGTGCAGCAAGTCCGCGTCCGACACGCCGTAGCGTCGGCGCCAGTCGAAGCACTTCCAATAGACGAGCAGCACGAGCGGTGTCACGAGCAGACTGCCCAAACGGGCGGTGAGCGAGAGGTCGATGGCCACGTCGTGCAGGCTCCACAGTTCCAAGAGCGGGAACCAGTGACCGACGGCGTCGACGATGAGCAACGCTTCATCTGTCAAGGTCACACCAATGGGCGCGAGGTGAAGCACGCGGGGATGCACGTGCGTAATGTACGAGCCGCCAATGGCGCAAAAGAGAGCCAGAGGAAAGACGAGTAGCGCGTATCCGTAACGAACGATCGGGTCGTCGGATGCGTGGGTGGCCCAGTAAGCCAGCCAGGTGGCGTTGGCGAGAAGCGACCACCAGCTGAGGTAGCTGATTTGGTCAATCACAAATGTGCGCAGAATGCGCCAAGGTTGGTGGTGGGCGTCCGTGTCCGGAAAGCCGTGCCACGCGAGTCCGCACGACCATTGAAACGTCATTGCTTGTCTGTTTCTTGTCTGTTTGCTCGTATATTTCCCTGGTGCTGTCGTATCGATAACTACGAATACCTACTATATAGCGGCCACGGATAGAGAAATGCGTCAATTTCCACATCCTCTCTCTTTTTTCAAATTCATTCAGCCGGCGTGGATCCAGCCGTAGTCTTGCTGCGACCACGGTTGGCGAGAGGAAAAGTGCGTGCCAAACTTGTCGTAGGGCCGGTCCAGCAAGAGGGCGTCGACGTGGCGCATGTCCACGTCGCGAAAGGGCGCGTCCCACCCGCGCACCTCGACGGGGTAGACGTGGTTGCGGTAGCAAACGTGCATCCACTGCGGCACCTTGATGCCGCTCTCCCGGAGTTTGAGGATTTTGGAAAAGATGGACATGGCTTGCACGGCGCTCCACCGATGCGCTGGTGTCGCCGCCATGGTGTCATGAATGCTCCGCAAGTCGCCGAGACCCTTCCACAAGCGCAGCAGGCGCGCGGCGTGGTGTCGCTTCCGCTGTCGGCGCTCCTCGACGCCAAAGTGCAGTTGATAGACGTTGAGTGCGTTCATGACGTTGGCGTTCTGTGTCGCCGTTGTCGTCATCTGTGATCGATAGATGATGAATATACGATTGATAGATGACGGATGTGTGATCGATCGATTGCCTGCCTGTGCGCAAGAGATGGATTACCGCGTCGTCCCAGTTCTTCTTGTGATTCCGTTTGTCGTGAAAAGTCTACGATTCGTCATTTTTGCGTCGTGGCAGTGGCCATTTCCGCGACGCGCGTGTAGTAGCTGCTGATGGGCTTGCGGAAGCCCCGGGCCTGCAGCTGCAGGAGGATCGTCGCGGCCAGTTGCTGCTTCATCTCCTCGGGGTGCTCGCCATACATCTCGCCGAGCGTCACGCGGCGGTTGGAGTGGCTGCAGCACTGGTAGGCGCGGAGACAGAGCGGGTCGGTGGGGCGGAGGCGCTTGACGATCTGGTACTTGACGTTTCCCCACAGGTCTTGCTTGAAAAAGTCAAACGTCTCCTTGACGCGCGTCACGGCGTCGTAGAGGTCCTCGTAGCGGAGCGACAGGTCCTGCTCGTCGAGGAGCGAGGCGACGAGGCGGTAGCAGACGCCGTAGCCGGCGCCGGGCTCGACGAGGCTGTCGATGCTGACCTCGAGCGCGCCGATAAAGGCCTCGAACACGTCCTCACGCAGCGACTGCATCTGCCCGTCGTGCATCGGCACGGCGACGCGAATGAGGTCGGAGAGGCCGAGACGTTCCGTCATGGCGGCGAGTTGCTTGCCGCTGACGAGGTTGATTTTGAGTCGCGCAATGACCTTGACGCCCTCGGGTGTGCAAAGGAATGGGAAGCGCTGCGTGATGTAAAAGGTAATGGCCTTGTTGACGGTCGCGTCGCCCAGAATCTCGAGCCACTCATAATTCGTATGTTCGTCCACAGAATTGTGAGTAAAGGCTGCACAAAATCGCTGCACGGTCGCTTCATCCGAAAACAAGGTCGTGACGTATTTGCGCTTCATGCGCGCACGGTGCAGCAAAATGCCCTCGATACGACGTCTCCGCGTGGCATCCGCCTCGTCCGGGTGCATGTCACTCGTGGCCATTCTTTCTGTTTCCGTTTGCCTTGGTCAGGAAAAAGAAACGACGACTCACTTTTTCTCGGTCGACGGCACGGCCGCGACGACACCCTCGGCCGACTCTTCTGGTGGCGAACCGAGCGACGTCGACGCCAATTCCAGCAACTCCTTTGCCAGCACACGATCCATCTCCGTGTCGGACAAGGTGCGGTCCAGCACGCGCTGCGGAACCGGCTCCGGAACGACAAGATGATGCGCGGCGGACGGTATCGGCACGGGTGTCGGTGCTGGTGGCGGCGCAACGGACGCTACTGGCGTCATGGACGCAAGATGCGGCGTATACGCTTGCGGTGGTGCCGGCACGCTCAACGACGGTCCACGCGCCACCGGAGACGCTGCCGACGACGAGAGAACTTGCAGTTGTGCGTTAAAGTTCTGGTGGAGATGTTGCAGCAACTGTTGGTGCAAGGCGCTCTGGCGCGCAAAGAAATGTTCTTCCCACTGACGCGTTTTGCGCTGGAGAAAGTAGAAAAAGAGGCTGGTGCACCCCGCCACCACGGCCAGCAGCAAGAGGAGGACGACGGGTAGGGAGAGAAAGTAGGAGCGCAGCGATGACGCAGACGATGACAACGACGAGGACACGCGCTTGTCCGTCGCGGCCGGCACCAAATCAGCAGCACCAGCGGCGGTCGCGCGAGGAGACAATTGCGGCGAGGCAAGCACCGTAGTCGTGGTGGAAGGCTGGGTCATGACGTTTTTTTCACTTGCGGAGTGTGCTTAGATTCATCTAACTGGGAAGGAGGAGAGAGGAAAAGGCCTCCCACGACCATGCACCGTCGTCTCTTCCGAACCGTTCTGCGTGCGGCGCTCGTCACGCTGCTGACCAGCACGACGATTCGCGGCGTGGGTGGATGGTTCCTCCACGGCGTGTGGCACGTGCAATCGTCGTCGCCCACGGTGCGCGTGCACGTTTCCTCGGACATGGTGCGTATGGATGTTCCGGTGCCGCGGTCGGAAAATGGCGAGCACGTGTCCTTTTTCGGATCCTACACCGTGCCGGCGACGGCGCCGGACGAGCCGTTTCACACCATGCACATTGAGCATATTCACATCTTACAAAACCCACAGGCACTATGGGGACTGCGACACTACCTACGGTCCGCGGCCTTTTCCTTTCGACGCGCGGTCAAGCTATGGCGCGTCGTCACGCGCGACGGTCTGCGTGTGCGCGTGTGGACGGACGAGACGGACCGCGCCTTTGTGCTCCTGCCGCCTTCTATCTCGCCAGAAAAAGAGATAACATGGGTGCTCCATCGACAAGAGGATGCGATTCGTAAAGCATGGTGGGACGTCCCTGCTTGACATTCACTTCCAACTGATGCAAACAAGCGGCCAATCGTCGGTGCGCGCCTGCATCCATGCCGGCGAGCAGCATGTCGTGCCGACTGGCTTGATAGCACAAGACGCGTTCGAGCGCTGCCATTCGTCGTCGCTGTCGCGCCACGTGACGGGCGTGCGCCAAGACGTGGAGGATGTTGAGGGCGATGCACCATCGTTCCGCATCGCGCAGCGAGAGAAACTCGGCGACGTGCACCTGCATATCGGAGGGGAGTTTGTGGAACGGAAACATGCCTGTGCTGTGCATCGTCAACACATGTACGAATGCGTGAGAACGAATGTTTCCACTTTTTCAAGCGGTAGAAGTAGAGAAGACCCAAATGACGAGTGTCCGCTTGCTGTTTGACTACCCGTGCGGCAACATTTGCCACTACGGTCACTTTTTAGTCGATGCTGTGCTTCCCTTTGCACTGCACTACGACACCCTCTTGTCCGTCAAGAACGACGACACCGACATTGTCTGCTGGCTGCAGGACATTCCCTCGCAACACATGGGTCACACATTCACCGGCTTTTTCCGACAACTCTTTCCACGCGTCCAGTTGCAGCACTGCAGCCCCGCAGCGTGGCGACAACGACAAGAAGCCGTCACGCGCGTGGTCGGTTTGCAATTCGGACCCTACCCACCCGATGCCATGGCGGCGCTGCGACGGCACGTGGACGCCTTTCTCGCTTCCGGAGACGGCAACGACGACTTGGCGGAGTGGCCCCGCGTCGTGCTCATTGAGCGCGGCTTCCAACCCGTCGACGTGCCGCGCCACGGCCACCTCTCCGCCACGGACACGGGCGCGCGACGACGGCACCTGCGCAACCACGCCGAGTTGCGGACCGCCGTGGCGTCGTGGTGCGCGGCGCAACAATGGAGTTTCCACAACGTCGTCCTCGAGAACATGAGTCTGCGTCGCCAGATCCTCTATTTCCGCAACGCACGCATCATCGTCGGTCAGCACGGCGCCGGTTTGTGCAACCTCGTCTTTGCCTTGCCCGCCGATAGGAACCACGTGGTCTTTGAAATGTCCTACTGGGGACTGCGAACGATCAAGCACCTCGCCGACGCCACTGGCCGCACGTGGGTCTGCCTCCCGTCTTCCGCGGCCTACTGCCAGGTCAGCGCGTCCATACGGAGCATGGACGAAACGGTCCATACGTCAACGGCGTCACTCGGCGCGTAGACACATGCGCTGGAGCCGTCGCACGACGTCGCGCTCGCGACGCGTGAGCAGAACGCTTTCGAAGGGATCTTCCTTGTTCTGAACCATCATCAACAAGCGACGCGTCGTTCGCAGCGACTGCTGCATGTGCGGGCGATACCACACGTGCGCCTGCGCGCACACCATGCGGTCGACAATGGCCACGAGACCGTGGGCGAGTTTGGATCCACCACTGTTCTTGTCGATCGGACCGACCACCACGCAGAGCACGGCCACCGCGTGGGCGAAGCGGCGCATGAGGGGGGCGCAGTGGTGGATGCTGCGCGTCACGCGCGAGAAGAAGTGCGTCGAAGATCGACAAATCGGACACGTCGGCTGACGGAGGATCCATCGACGGGCGCACGTCTGGCAAAGCGTGTGCGCGCATTCGAGACGCACACGGCGCCGGGCGTGCGTCGCCCGGTAGCAGATGGGACATTCGGGTTCGGTCATGCTCGATATCTTTTGCGATGGAAAGATATCTCTACGATTGGCCGAGTCAGTTTTCCGCCGTCACTGGCTGCGACGAGAGGAAGCGTTGAACGGCTTGGGAGAGGGGCGACGTGCCCGTCGCTGTCGAATGCACGGACGCGCCGCCGTCATCCGAGGCGCGGTCGGAAAACGAGAGCGGTGCGCGATACATCTCCCTGCCATCGTCATCTTCTACCGACACGAATGCGTCGGACGACGACGACGCGCCGCTCCTCGATTTCCAAAACACGCACCAGAGAACCAACACGACAATCAGGGCAATCACGATCCAAAAAATGCGGGAGGAGGGGAGGTCCGACCACGTGCGGATACGGAAGAAGGACAAGAGGCCCGACGTCGTCGACGCGCCGACCATCTCGTCTGTTGCAGCAGAGAGTGGCGGCGTTGCGGATGATGACGCCTCCGTCAGCGGCGTCAGCCGCGTCTTGATCGTCAGCGTCCGTGGCGTTCCGCTGCGCAAGATGAGGTAGTAGTCCTGGTAGTCGTCGCTGTCGGCACGCACGTTGCCGGACGTCGTGTCGCGCACGGTGCGCAGCGCCAGTTTGGCCGGCCCTACCTGGTCGAGTTGCGTTTGATTGACCACGAGGACGTCGAACTCGCCGCCGCCCTCGGCCGACACGTCAAAGTCCACGTAGAACTTGCGATGACCCTTGTTGAGGTCGACCATGACGTGGCGATCCGACACCTGCACCTTTTGCTCGTGCGCATGCGGTGTATGCGATGGTGTATGCGATGGTGTATGCGACGGCGAGATTGGCGCAGGAGTGGCTTCCATGACTTACTGTTGGTCGTGTGGATTTTCGGGATTTACTCCTTCTCGCCCATTACTTAACGATGCGTCATCCGTCTTTATCTCGTTCGTTCTCACGCGGATGCGCCAGAAATGGGGGTGGAGAGATCGAGGTTGAGATACTGGATGAAGGACTGCTCGTCGTCCGGGATACCGGCCTCGCGTCGCGCCTTCATGTACTGGTCCTTGTAGCGCAGCTGGTAGTCGGGGTGGTCGGCGTCCATGGCCCGAATGTTGGCGACAGTGCGCGCAAACGACTCTTCCATTTGCTTCACCTTCTTGGTGGTCTCGTTGTAGGTCCAGATCAGTTGCGCCCGCTTGACCTGCTCCGTGATGTAGACCTCGAACGAGTCGGGCGGCTCGTTCTCCTGCGCGCGGCGGCTCTCCTCCAGCAGCACCTTTTCCTTCTCTTGCAACTCCTCGGCCTCCTGGCGCTCCTTGGCGCGCTTGGACAGAATGTCCTCGCTGATGAGGTCGACCGTTTTTTGGCGAATGTCAATGGTCTTGATCTCCTTTTCGTAGCCGGACTTGGTGGTCACGGGAAAGGGGCGGCCGACAAAGGTGTGGTAAATGTCGTGCAGCGAGTCCGTGTTGCGAATGAGCCACTCGGCGCGTTCGTTGGCCTCCTCCTCCGTCGCAAACACGCCGCGCACCTTCATCATGCCGAAAAAGCCGTCCTTGTCCGGCTTGGCCGTCTTGGAGGGCACGAAGCTCACGAGCACAATCTTTTGATTCTGAATCTCGGGGTCCGCGTAGCGTCGGTCCACCTTCAGAAAGGTCAGGTCTTTGTTCAGCTGAACCATGCCCGCCAGCGTTTCCGTCTCCGAAAGAGGCGCAATCGTGCTCCGCACCAACGCGGGAGCCGTACCCGTCGGACGATCGGTGGGCGAGCGCAGCGCGTCAAAGACTTGCACAGGGTGGGAAGACATTGTGGCACCTTTCTTGCATGCTCGGCACTCGTTTAAATCTTCTGTTGACGTGAGGACAAAGAAAGGAAAGCCATGAGCCGCGTAGCGCCGACGAGTGCATGCGCCGAGTCATGCAAGACGCTCTTGCCTTCCAGACTCGTCGAGGTGGTGGAGGAGGCGTTGCACCTTCTCGTCATCAACAACACGCGACCGTTTGCGCAGCAGGCGCCCATCAAGACCGTCCTGTCCGTCCTCTGCCTCGTCGTTGGCGTCGTTCTGGCCCATTTGGCCATTTTCAAGAGACAGTGCCGCACATCCACGGACGAGGACAAGACGACCATCGTCAGCGCACTGGTCCTCTTGTTTGTCGGCTTTGAAGCCACGATTGCCAACCTCCGCATCATCTTCACGCGATACGACCTGGCAGTCGGAGAGGCCATGTTGCAAACAGTGTCGGATCCGCTGATCGGCATGCTCTTGCTCTTTGTGGGCTACCGCTCCGTCGTGCACCGCCTGCCCACCTGCAGCCACCCGGCGCTCGAACGACTGGATGGCGTGCTCTTTCAAACACTCCTCGCGGTCCCGCCCGTGCTTCAATACCTGCGCGTCGTGATTGACGCGTGCGAAAGCGACGTGACGACGGGCGTGACCATGGCCTTGTCCATGGGCTTGATCGTCTTGCTCTTCCTCTCGCACCAGAAAGTGCTGCGCGGTGCACAGTCACCGGTCGCGCGCACGCGCGTCGTTGGCGTGCTCTTTAGCGTGTACGTGGTGCTGCAACGCTTCCTGACGTTCCAGCAGCATTTCATCAAGTATGTCAAGACGGCGCGCCAACCGTCGATTCACTATGAGCCTACTGTTGGAAAATTCCAACTCAACAACTTGGTGCGTGACTCGACAAACGACAATGCCTTGCTGGAGGAGCAGTACACCAAGCTGTGGAATGTCTTTGATAACCGGAGCGAACGAGGGTCCAAGATCGTGTACTACATCAGGACAGGCGGGCACACAGCGGTCGTTCTGACATCCGAAGGTCAGGCGTGGCTGAACGGTCTTCCAGACAAGAACAAGACTATCGGTCAATGGTGGCACAGCATTCTGCCTGACCCGAAGGATGAGGCCACGTTCCGCGACCACAATCGGCGCAACCTCGTCCTTCTCGCGACCGTCATGGTTCGCGAACAGAACGCGGTCAACAATGTCTTGTTTTGGAAACTGTTGCTCGACTGGGTCGAGTCGCACAATCGAGATGCAAACAACCCGTTTGTCCGCGCCGAGTTTCGAACGCAGGACAAGGAGGCGAGGAACGAGTGGTACCAGTCCCACCGACTGTCCACGCGCTTTGAACCAAACGACCAACAGCAGCGGCAATTCCGACGCTTTCTCGTGGACCACGTCATTTGCAAATCCACGGCTACGCAAGACAACCCCGTGCTGACCGAGTATCTCGAAAAGGACGTGTCCGTTCCCGGTCTCGCGCAACTTCTCATCATCACAAACAATGACGACCTTCGAGGAATATCCGAGGCACGACGAGGAAGCATAATACCTCAAGAAGTGTTTGACACGACTTTGAAGAGTATGGAAACCGATGATGACTCGACTACATCCTGTGCGAAACTGCTCTGGCTGTGGAACTTGTGCGTCTCGGTCGTGGTTGCCGTTCCGGCCGCGTCGTTAGCCTTCCTCTTGTGGAAACGAAGCAACGTCGTGCAAGACTACCCCGTCGTCTTGTGCGCGACATTGGCGTGGGCCGTCGTGAGCGACATGATGATGCGCGCCATGACGCACATGACGGAGCAACAGAGCGTGTCGGTCGAGTCGGAAGAATAAGCATCATTACCAAGTCGCGGGAAAGGACAAGACGCCGCCGCAGGTGCGGTACACGCGACGTCGCGTCGCAAAGTGCTTCCGGAGCACCGGGTGATCGTCTACGATGTCGACCACGAGCGGGCGCTGGTCGGGGCGTCGAAAGACGCGGCCGAGGTATTGCAAGAAATACTCCTCCACATCGCACGCCAGCACGAGCATGTCCATCTTGTCGTGACTAAAGCCGACGCCAACCTTTTGAAACGTCGTCAGGAGAACCTTGGCGTCCGTGTCAAAGCTGCGCTGCGCGCTCGTAAACGCCGCCACGGCGTCAAAACCGCGCAGCAAGAAGCGCTGACGCAGCGCCTTGACGTGGTCGACGCGCTTGCACAAGACGAGCACACCTGAACGGCGCGGGGCTTCGGCCATGACGAGGTCGACCAGACGCGCGTTGCGGTCGTCGTGGAAGGACTGGGTATGCAAGAGGGCGTTCCAATCCAACTGGCCCTGTCGAGTCAGCACGTGCGGCATGACAAACGAGGTCCGGATGCACCACACGTCGTGCGGGCATTGCAACGCGCGCTGCACGCGTCCGGCGCCGAAAAAGTAGTCAAAGAGGGCGTCGAGTCCGTCGCGGCGGTAGGGCGTCGCGCTCAGTCCGAGCAGGTAGCGTGGGAAGAAAAAGGCCAGACTCTGCACCAGTTGCTCCGCGAGCAGGAGGTGACACTCGTCGACAATGAGAAAGCCAATGTCGCGGAACACGGTGACGGGAAACTTGGGCACGTTGAGGGCGTTCATGACAAACATGTCGCATGACGGATCGAGGTCATTGGCGGGCGTGAGCACTTGCACGCGGACGCGGTCTTTGCCGAGGCACCGGTGAATCGTCTCCACCCACTGATCCATCAAGACCAAGCGATGGACGAGGATCATGGTCTTGAGCCGCAGCATCCATGCGAGCACAATGGACATGACCGTCTTGCCGCAGCCGGGGTAGACGGCGAGCAGTGCGGTGCCGTCCTGTTGACGCCATAACTGGAGCACCTCTTGCACAATGACGCGTTGGGGCTCGCGCAATTGGACAAAAACGCCTTGCGCATGCTGCTCGTCAGACACGTTCATGGCCGCGAATGCCGCACGACTGCGACGGTGGAATTTGTCGCCCAAGAAGAGGCGAGTCCAGGCAAGAGGAGTCGCGACGGTGTTGCAGGACGCGTGATGCCGCCAGGCGGTCATTTCACGCGGCGGCGCTGCGAATCGTCGGGCGGTCTTGTTCTTGTTGTGTATAATCGGCGCTTCGATGCGCACTGTGAGGGCCTTTTCCAAACGCGTCTTGTCGTCTTCCGACAGTTCCAGCCATTGTTGCTGGGAGAGTGCGTACGACATTTTTTTCCACCAGATGAAGGAATCGTAATGTCGTCATGTTTGGAAAAGTGAATGCGTCAGTTTCGTCGGGCAGTCGGATAACGGACAGTATGATGGACACATCCGACACATTGCAAACTGTCACGACGACCACGACGACGACGACATCTCTCGAACGCCGCCTGCGTGCGGTGGTGGAGGACGTTGTGCGGCGTCAATTGCACTTTCTCCGCGTGCCGGCGATCCGTGCTGCCGTGCAGGAGCACATGATCCGCGACTTGCAGAAGCAAATTATGGCGAACGAGGACAGGATGCGCAAGATCGAGCAGCAAGGATTGGAAGAGCGTTTTTGGAAACGTCTTCGAGACCGCTTGAACACCAATCTCCCTCGCATGCTCGCCCAACCCGGGGACTGTGTCGGCGTCCTTTGCGCGCAATCGATCGGCGAGCGTCAGACGCAGCTCACATTGAATTCCTTTCACTCGGCGGGGCTGGGTGTGGACACGGTCGTCACGGGGGTGCCGCGGTTCCTGGAACTGCTCAACGCGACGCGTGATTTGCGAACCACCACGACGCAGTTTCGACTGTCGTCGGAGGAGCCGCCCATGGCCATGCGGTGCCGCATGACCAGTGCGGTCGTGCACACGACCTGGCGTCACCTCTTGCGTCGGGCCGTGACCGAGTGTGTTCCGAGTGCACAACGGTGGTGGTGGCCCTTGTCGCTCGTGCGACGACGCGACAAGGACGGAAACGTGCAAGATGATGTCGTTGTTACGCAAACGCCCGATCTGCGCGCTGCCTGCACGCTCGTCATGGACCGCAGGCGCGTCTACCAGAATCGGTTGGCGTCGCGGCAGTTGGCGGACAGTTTAATGGCGCGCTTTTCGGACATTGAGGTTCTCTACGCGCCGCGATGGGTGTGCGAAATCACCGTGCTCTTTCCACCCGCCGTCGCGGCGACCCATTTACCCAACGTGCACCGGTTCGTCCGCGACACGTTCTTGCCGCGACTGCTCGACCTGCGTGTTTGTGGCATTGCGGGCGTGACGCACTTGTCGGTGCGCAAGGATCACCATCAAACCTTGTTGATGGAAGCGCGTGGCGCCTGTCTTCGCGAACTGGCGGCGCATCCTTGCGTTTCGTTTGCGAGTTTGCGCACGAACGACATGTGGGACGTGTACGACCTGATGGGCATCGAGGGCACGCGCCAGTTTTTGCTCGACGAGTTTACGAAAATCATGTCCGACGACGGATCCTTTGTCCATCCCTCTCACGTGCAACTGCTCATTGACATTATGACCCGACACGGCACCATCACGTCCATCTCGCGGTACGGCATGAAGAAGGAGTCCGCCGGCCCGCTGTCGCGCGCATCGTTCGAGGAGGTCATGGACCACTTCCTGACGGCGAGCGTGTTTCAAGAGGAGGAGGACCTCAGCGGCGTGAGCGCGTCCATCATTTGCGGCAAGCGCGCCAAGATCGGCACCGGTCTGTGCGACTTGCTCATGAAGTTGCCCATTCCGTCGTCCTCGTCGTCGTAAAGAGGAAAGGAATGACCACACGTTTCACAATGTTTCACAATGTTCACAATGTTTCACAATGTTTCATCATGCTTCTTTGAGTAGTTAGTTAGCGTCTATCGCCGCCGCGCAGCGCCGGTGTGTGTTCTTCACGCGTCGCAAAGTTGCTGCTCGACAAGTTCTGTCGCGCCTCTCGACAGGACACGAATGCCCACTGCACACGCCACTGGCCGTCGCCTTCCATCGCCAGAACCAAGTCGCCCGGTTGGCACGACGGACACACACGGTTGACGAGCACGACAAAGGGAGATAGATTCGTCGTGGCCGTTACTTCTGCCAGCACCGATAGATCGTCGATGCGATAACCGCTCTGGATGCGAACGCATCGACCGCACGTGTCTCCGTCGCTAAAGTGTTGCGGACTCATGGCGCAGGTGATGTCGATGCCCGGAAACGCGCGCGGGAGTTGACACGAAACGTTGTCTTGGTGTGGACTCGTCGAAAAGGTGGCGTTGCCTTGCTGCACGGTCGCTGTAGCGACTGCTGGCGTGGAGGTGATGATGGAAGCCGTGAGCACGAGGCGTGCGATTCGCGTGTTCATCGTCCTCATCTGTCGTCCATATCGCGTCATGTCAATGTGAGAGAGGATGCAAGGAGATACGAGAGAATGCCACGGCTGTGGCGACGCGTGCGTGTCGCTTCATACGTCGCTATATATCACTTTTGCGCATTGACGTTACGTTACGCGTCAAAGAAGGAGTGGAACTTGTGGTAGGACTTGCGGTCCATGAGAGAACTCTGTCGCGACATGAGGTCCTCGCGAAAGAACAGTTGGTCTTGGTCGAACGAGTAGGGCGATAGCACCTGCGCCTCTTGCGTCAGCGGAACTTTTTCGTAGTACGGCTTGTGCGAGCCCATCGGATCGACCATGACGGTGGCGTCGACCTCGCTCCGGATCTGGTAGACCGGTGCCGGAAAGACTTGTTTCTTGAAGAGCGTCGTGTAGTAGGAGACGTTGCCCAGTCGGATATCTGCATAGTCGTCGTAGGTGGGCCGGGCGAGACAGGGTGCGCAGGCCACGTTGGTCAGCGGCTGCACGTTGGCGGGCTGGAGGGCCGGTGAGGCAAAGGTCGTGCGCACGTTGCGCTGCACGTCGTAGAGGCGGGGGTCGGCGCTGGTGTAGAGGCCGGTCGTGGGGTCGCGGAAAAAGTCCGGCGCTGGCACGAGGTCGAGTTCGGGATTGAGCACCTGTCCCACGGTGTCGTCGGTGTAAAAGGGCTCGAGTCGTTGTCGCGTGCAAGAGAGCATGATGCGGAGTCGATGATGTCGATGAATTCGACGATGTCAATGACGCTTTTTGCTGTTGCGAGAGAAGATAGATATCTCGAATGTATATCCTATAGGACCATCACGGACCGTGCGTACTCCTGCGTCCACGTCGTCGTTCTGCTCAATTGGTCCTTCCGTTCTTGCGTTATCTGACCGTCGGTTTTGCGACGGATTGGGAGATAGATGTGGAACGAACATGGTTTGTCGCCGATGGCCGTGAACGCGTCCACCACGCGTTGGAACTCTTCGTTCGAGAGGCTGGCGAGACGGCAGCCGAAAAAGAAAATCTCCGGTGGAGGTGTTACCTTCATTTCTGTGATTGATTGTTGTCAATGTGGACTGCAGAGAAGCAGGATCGGCAAAGAGGGCGGATGTGTCGTGAAACTCGAACAAGATCGAGTTGTTCAGCGCAGCGCCGCGGAATGCTTCCAACGATGCCTGAATCAAGAGCAGTGTAGAGGGGGTGACAGTGATTGTGAAACGTGCCTTTCGGACCCACGGTCGGAGCACGTGTTTCACAGCCGTATGTGTTGCTTCTGTAACGACCTTGCAGTCGAGGAGGGAAACCTGCGAGGGTTTCCAAGAGGAGAACGCATTCTGGGAGTCGAGGAGCGTAACGGGTAAGTGACGACATTTCAGTTCAATGGTGTGCGGCGACAAGTTTGCACCAATCTGCCTCTCGGTAACAATCGCCCACCATGGTTTCATGCTCGCTTCGGTCGGCGGTTCTGGCATGGAACTGTCGTCGACCGTGACAATGACACGGCCGTTGTCGTCCATCCGCGCTTGCAAGACGTTGTTGTAAGCAGGTAGGAGCGCGCATGCATGTAGAAAGTTGTGAATTTCGAGAATGGTTCGTATCTTGTGCCTGTTCATGAAGCCGACCGCGGTCACGATGGCGAGAAGGACTTGTAAGGTCAACACGCCCATGCACCAGTAGGTTGTGTAGCGATCGCGTGCGCGCACGGCGAAAGCGAGGAGAGTGGAGGCGGTAACGAGCAAAGAAAGTCGGTTGAGCCCAACGAGGGTAATAGCGCGAAAGAGGTGTTTCTGCGCATCCACAGCGCTAATGTTCGCCACGACGCGGACGGCGATCAACAGGCAGAACAGCCAGGAGGCGAGAGTGATGACTGAAGGAGACCAGAAAGTCCATACGCGCTTGTCGCGCTCCAGACGCCAACAGCGTTTCCACAGCACGAGCCACGACATCAGGTCGAGGATCATCCAGAGAACGAATACTGCGATCCATGCGACACCCACGGATGTGCAGGATGTCGTTATCGTCGCCATGCCATAGATGATAGTAGGTTGGTTTATCTGAGGGGTGATATATGTTTGTGGGAATACCATCGACAGAAGATCTTGACGATATCTTCTGTTCTTTTCTTTGATGCCCGCCTCGTTGACATCATCTTTCAAAGGCTTGATGGAGTTTAGGTCGTGTAGAAGATTTCACCCGTCGTCGGATTATAGTGGAGCGCGTAGGTGGAACCGGGGGTAGGAGCACGCTGGTTGAGTGGCTTGGCGAACAGGCCCGCGGTCACGGTGTTTGGAGTATTGAGCGCCAGACCGGAGGCGTTGAGAACGATCGTGTTGGGCTTTTGGCTGGTTTGGCCGGCCAAGTTACCGATCGCAATGGCATTGGAACCTTGCGAGGAGGTTCCGGCCAGATTACCGATCGCGATAGCACTCTGACCTTGGGCGGTCTTTCCGGCACTGTCGCCAATGGCCACAGCATCTTGCTTTTGAGACGTTTGACCAGCGCTCACTCCCACAGCGACCGCGTACAGTCCCTGACTGGTCTTACCGGCTCCCGATCCAACGGCCACTGCAGAACCGAACTGTCCACTTTGACCCGCGTTTTTCCCGACAGCGACCGCTTCCAAACTCTGGTTGGTCTGCCCAGCATTATGACCGATAGCGACGGCTTCACTGCTCTGAGCAGTCTGTCCACAGTTGAAGCCGACGGCAACGGCGTTCGATCCCTGTGACGACTGACCTGCACTGTCACCGATGGCAACAGACTCGTCACCTTGAGCAGTTTGACCTGCACTCACACCCATTGCAACAGCGTTCATGCCTTGTGAAGAACTGCCGGCACTATCGCCGATGGCCACTGCTTCCGTGCTCTGGTTGGCCTGTCCCGCGTTGAGACCAATGGCAACGGCGTTGGAGCCTTGGGAGGTGTTGCCGGCGCTGTCACCGATGGCCACGGACTCTGTGCTTTGCGCACTTTGCCCGGCGTTGATGCCGATCGCCACGGCATTGGGACCCTGTGCGTCGTTGCCGGCCGTATCGCCAATCGCCACGGCTTCCGTGCCTTGCGACGTTTGACCGGCGTTGTTGCCGATGGCGATCGCGTTCAAACCCTGCCCGGACGATGCTGCTTGAGATCCCAGATGCACCTCCGTGCTACCGACTGCCCAGGTGGAGCCGTCCCAGAACAGGTAGTCGGAATAGTTCACACCGACCGCGCTGACTACGCCTGCAGGACCCGTGGCCCCTACCGCACCTGTATCGCCAGTGTAGCCAGTAGGACCCGTGTAGCCGGTGTAGCCCGTTGAACCTGTCCAACCGGTGTATCCGGTAGAACCTGCTGCTCCGGTATAACCCGTGGAACCAGCGGGACCAGCGGGACCAGCGGGACCAGCAGGACCGGTGGCACCTGTGAACCCCGAATCGGAACCCGGGTCTCCTTTCGGTCCCGTGTGGCCAGTCGGGCCTGTGTCTCCCGTCAGGCCCTCCGGGCCGGTGGGACCTGTGTCACCTGTGTAGCCCGTATAGCCAGTGTACCCAGTGTCACCTGCAATGCCGGTGGGGCCGATCATGTTAAAATCGTATGGCCATTCCCCGGTGTACCCGAGCAGTTGATAAACGATTTGCGATGTGGCCCCAGCCTGCAAGAAGAAGGGTTGGGAGGCCACACCGGACGCGACAGAGAGAATTCCCGCGCGTGCGTCGGTGGTGGAGGAAAGCGACCAGGTCGTTCCAGCATCATGGCTGTTGTAAAAGATAGATGAATTGTCCGGCAGAACCACTGTCGCCCAGATCGTAGCACCATCGGCGGAGCAAGAGACGGATTGCCAGGCAATGTCATCCGAGAATTGCTGTGCCCAAGTCGACCCACCGTTCTTGCTGATGTAGAGGCCTGGAGCGGGCGAAATAGCCACTGCGACGACCAGGGAGCCCGAAGTCGAGCAGGTTATTGCTTGCCATCCCGCGTTTGACGGTGCGCTGGTTTGAGACCACGAGAGCCCGTTGCCACTCTTCCATAAACCGTACCCCTTAATGGCGAGGTAGACAGCCGAAGGTGGGTCACTATCCGTGCTGACCGCCATAGGAATGTAATTCGGAACCGTGGAGCCCGACACCATCAGGGACTTGAGTTGTCCGCTGTACGTGAACGTGGAATTGCTGTTGTCCCAATAGCCGCTTACGAGATTCGAACCGTCGATGTTGGAGATGAGGAAGAAGAGGCGCGTGTTTGTGGCATGGGGAGGCATGCCAATACATCCCGCAAAGGTGATTCCACAAGCGTTCCGATTGAACAAAGGCAACGCAGTGGCACTGTAGGGGTTGTACTGCAATCGGTAAATGGGCCCATTCGGTGGTGCCGGTGGACGGATACCTCCCCATCCTCCTGCGTAAAAGTATCCACTCGTTTCTGAAGTGTTCATCGCTAGCCCGATTTGCGTCGCATTGACATCACCGGTGTACACGTTGTGCGACGTGAACGACGCGCCACTATCCAGACTGAGGCGTACCAAGTTAACCTGGTTGGATGTCGACGAAACGCCTGCCACGATCGTGGCACCAGATGCACTCGTTACCAACGAGGACAAGTATTGCGCACCTGGTGTGGTCGTCAAAGTGGTGATAGACAAGGGACCATACGCCTTGGGTCCGTAGAACTGACTGGTTGCAAGATCCAGGTAAAAGTCACCGAAGTTACCGACCGTTGGAGAAGGTGTGCCCGTGCCAGACACAATCAAGGTTCCCGTGTATCCCGTGTAGCCAGTGTATCCTGTTCCACCCGTGGGGCCGGCGATGCCTGCAGGACCTATTGAACCAGCTGGGCCCGTGAAGCCAGTGGGACCGGTGTCGCCAGTGTAACCTGAGTTCGTGCCAGGTAAGCCTTGTGGACCAGTCGGGCCAGTGCTGCCAGTGTAGCCTGTCGGCCCAGCATCGCCCGTCATACCGTTTGCGCCTGTAAATCCGGTGGGACCGGTGTAGCCTGTCGGCCCAGTATCGCCCGTCATACCGTCTGCGCCTGTAAACCCGGTGGGACCGGTGTCACCGGTGTATCCTGTGGGCCCAGTATCGCCCGTCATACCGTCTGCGCCTGTAAACCCGGTCGCGCCTGTGGCACCGGTCGGTCCGAAGGGGCCGGTAGCATCCACGTAGCGGAACTCCTTCACTGTGCTGTCGTACACGGTCGTGAACATGGTTGCCGCGTCCGAGAGCGCGACTTGTCGCACGGGGTTGACAAAGAAACCGGAGGTGGTCGTGTTGAGCGGTGCGTTGGAGTCGGCATTGATCGCGATCGAGTGAGCGGCTTGGTTCGCATATCCAGCAAAGGAGCCAATGGCCACGGCATCCGCACCCTGACTCGTCACGCCTGCGTTTGCACCGACAGCCACCGCGTTGCTCTGCTGCGTGTCATTACCAGCCAGCGGGCCGATGGCAACAGCCTGACTTTGTTGGTTGCTCTGGCCTGCACCGTAACCGATAGCAACGGCCTGGCTTCGCTGCGTGCTCTGACCTGCACGGTCACCAATGGCGACGGTCTGATCTTGCTGATTGTATTGACCTGACTGAACACCGATAGCAATGGCGTTGTTGCTCTGGTCGCTCTGACCTGCACTGTTACCGATCGCGACGGCGTTGCTTGACTGGTTGCTCGTACCTGCACTATCACCAATGGCCACTGCGGAACCTTGCTGGCTCACTTGACCTGCGGAGTCACCGATGGCAACAGCATTTCCTTGCTGACTGGTTTGACCTGCGGTGTTACCGATGGCCACTGCGGAACCTTGCTGGCTCGTTTTACCCGCAAAGTAACCAATTGCAACGGTGTTGTTCTGCTGCGTTCGATTGCCTGCGCCGTAACCAACCGCGACCGCGTATTGTTGCTGACTGGTTGCACCTGCGGCAGCACCCATCGCGACAGCGTTGCTTTGCTGCTCGACTTGACCTGCGCCGTATCCTACGGCCACAGCAGCATCTTTCTGGTCGGTTTGTCCTGCTCCGAAACCAACGGCGATGGCCTGACCCTGCTGGCTGGTCTGACCAGCGTTGCCACCGATCGCAATGCTGTTGTCGCTTTGCCCACTTTGACCCGCGTTAATACCGATGGCCACGGCATTGGCGCCCTGTGATGTTTCACCCGCAATGGCACCGATCGCAATGGCGTTGGTGGACTGGGAGGTATGGCCCGCGGCGTGTCCGATAGCCACTGTTTCGTTGCTCTGAGCGAACTGACCGGCCTGGTAGCCCACAGCGACCGTGTTGGCGCCCTGGGAAGTTTGTCCTGCGTTGACTCCGATGGCCACGGCCGCATACCCTTGCATCACTACACCGGCAGCGTTACCTATGGCGACAGCCCCGTCTCCCTGGTTCCCAGCACCGGCTTGCGCGCCGATCGCAGTGGCGCCGACGCCTTGCGACGTCGAGCCGGCGGTGTAGCCAACCGCCACGGCAGTCTGTTGCTGGCTCGATGAAGCAGCACCCGCTCCGATAGCGACTGCAAAATTGGCCTGGGTCGTATGACCAGCGTTGCCGCCGATCGCGACCGCGTTGGCCGCCTGATCGTTTTGGCCGGCTAGCGCGCCCAGGTGAACGTTCGTGCTACCCACTGCCCACTGCGTGCCATCCCAAAAGAGGTAATCCGCAAAGTTGGTGCCGACTGCGCCCACGACACCCGTTGGACCGGTGTAACCGGTAGGACCCGTATCGCCGTCCATACCCGTCGCACCGGTGTAACCAGTGGGTCCGGTGTCGCCGTCCATTCCAGTCGCACCCGTGGGACCGGTTGGACCGGTGTCGCCGTCCATTCCGGTCGCACCCGTGGGACCGGTGCACCCAGTGGGTCCGAATGGTCCGGTCGTGTCGACATACCGGAACTCCTTGACCGTAGTATCGTACACGGTCGTAAACATGGTCATTGCGTCAGATAGTGTCACCTGTCGAACAGGGTTCACGAAGAAACCGGTGGTCGTTGTGTCGAGTGGAGCGCTCGAGTCCGCGTTGATAGCAATCGAGTTAGGAGCTTGGGCAGATGAACCAGCAGAGGGCCCGATGGCCACTGCATCCACACCCTGATTTATGTTTCCTGCACTTGCACCGATAGCCACCGCATTGCTCCCTTGAGAGAAGAGCCCCGCGTTATTACCGACAGCAACAGCTGATTCACCTTGTGTACTCTGACCCGCGTTGTTACCAACTGCGATAGCGCCTGCGCCCTGTTGACCGCCACCGGCAAAATTACCGAGGGCCACTGCATTCGCTCCCTGGGAATCGGTGCCTGCATAGGGGCCTACAGCCGTGGCATTCAGAGACTGAAGCGTCGCTCCGGCATTTGCCCCCAATGCGACGGCATAATCAGATTGACCACTCTGTCCTGCATTTCCTCCAACAGCAACAGCGAACGTGGACTGACTTTCCTGACCCGCGTTCGGTCCGACAGCCACTGCTTTGACCTGCTGATTGTTCTGACCGGCAGCGGCACCGACAGCCGTGGCAGCAAAGAATTGCGAGTTTTCGCCGGCACTTAAACCAACGGCAATGGCAAAAAGATCCTGATTGTTTGCTCCTGCACTAGTGCCAATCGCCACGGCACTCTCCTGTTGACTCGTTTGCCCTGCATGCGATCCGATCGCAATGGCGGTAGTTCCTTGATTCGTCACGCCTGTATTTTCACCCACCGCCACAGCGCCAGATCTCTGACTCGTCTGACCAGCACTCGATCCGATCGCGACGGCCGCATTTCCTTGACTTGTCACGCCTGCATTTTCGCCCACCGCCACAGCGCCAGAACTCTGACTTGTTTGACCGGCACTGTACCCGACGGCAATGGCATGGTTGCCCTGACTCGTCAAACCAGCACTGCTGCCAACAGCGACAGCACTGTTACCCTGTCTTGTCAGACCGGCGCTATGACCGACGGCCACAGCATCAACCTGTTGACTCGTTCTTCCAGCACTGTTTCCTACAGCCAATGCGTTAATACCCTGCTTTATGAAACCGGCACTGTCACCAACGGCCACAGCATCCGCGCCCTGCGACGTTTCCCCTGCATGAACGCCAACCGCGATGGCACTGGTTCCTTGCGTCACTAATCCCGCGTTATTACCGATGGCCACAGCATTCACTCGTTGCGAGTCATTACCCGCACTGTAACCGATGGCGACTGCGCTGCTTCCCTGCTCCGCTTGGCCAGCACTGTCGCCGATCGCGATGGCATGATCACTCTGGGTAGCGGCGCCCGCGTTATTTCCGATGGCGATACCAGCAATGCCTTGTGAATCACTACCCGCGTTGACACCCAAAGCAACTGTGTACCCCCCTTGATTTGTAGAACCTGCAAAAGGACCCACGGCCACAGCAAAGTCGGCTTGATTGGTAGAGGCAGCAAATGCGCCAAATGCCGTCGCGTATTGGGCTTGGTTCGCTTGACCTGCATTGGCACCGACAGCAGTGGCTGCAAATGATTGATTCAGCTGACCAGCATTGACGCCGATGGCCACAGTGTTGTCACCCTGCGTCAACTGACCCGCGTTCGCACCCAGATGGATTGTCGTCGTGCCGACGGACCACTGTGTTCCGTCCCAAAACAGGTAGTCTCCGTACTCGCTCCCCACCGCTTGAATTGCACCAGTCGGGCCGGTCGGGCCAGTATCACCGTCCATACCCGTCGCACCGGTATACCCCGTTGGACCAGTATCACCGTCCATACCCGTCGCACCGGTATACCCCGTTGGACCAGTATCACCGTCCATACCCGTCGCACCAGTCATGCCAGTCGGACCCGTGGAGCCGGTTGCGCCGGTATCACCGTCCATACCCGTCGCACCGGTCATGCCAGTCGGGCCGGTGGGGCCGGTTGCACCATCAGCGCCCTGCATTCCGGTGTAGCCGGTGGGCCCGGTGTGGCCCGTGGGCCCGGTATAGCCAGTGTCACCAGTGTAGCCAGTGTAGCCAGTGTAGCCGGTCGCGCCAGTCTCTCCAACGTCACCAGTGTAGCCGGTATAGCCGGTATAGCCGGTATAGCCGGTATAGCCGGTATAGCCGGTATAGCCGGTCGCGCCAGTATCTCCAGTGTAGCCGGTATCACCCGTCGGACCGGTATAGCCAGTGGAGCCGGTGCAGCCCGTCGTGCCAGTTGCACCGGTGGGGCCAAACGGTCCTGTAGCACCTGTCGGTCCGTCCGCACCCTGGATACCAGACGGTCCAGTGGCACCGGTCGGTCCGGTATCACCCGTGTATCCCGAATTTGTGCCCGGCTCGCCCTTGGCGCCCGTGTCGCCCTTCTGTCCTGTCGGACCTGTGTAGCCGGTATAACCCGTTGGGCCAGTGTCACCCTCGATACCCGTGTGCCCAGTCACACCGGTCGGACCCGTGAACCCTGTGTAGCCGGTATAGCCCGTCGGACCCGTGTCCCCGTCCATACCCGTGTGCCCGGTAGCGCCGGTCGCGCCAGTGTAGCCCGTATAGCCGGTGTAA